CAACGGCCAAAAGTACAAAATGGAATACGATGAGGCTAGAGATGCTACAATTCTTGCGCCTGTTGAAGTTAGCGAATCTGTTGAATACATTGAATTGGACGAAGCGCGTTCAATCAACAAGATTCAGAAAGACTACACAGAAGTTACTTCTAATATGCAAAGCGTCGTTGGCCAGTGGAAAGCCGCCGAAGGCGATAAAAAAGTAGAATTGCTTAATGCCCTAAAGGCTCTTACTTCTAGAAAGAAAGCACTAGAGAAAGAGATTGAAGAGTTTGTAATGGGCAAAGATAAAGACGCTGAATTGGCTGGAGCATTTGAATCTTTGAATGAAGGTTCAATGGGTGAGATTGACATCATGGCTAAAACTGCCAAAAACTTCAAAGCGTTTGTTAAAGAAGTGATGTCTGAATTCAAACTGGAAGACTCAAAAGAGTTACAAGCGTGGCTAGAAACCATATATAAACCTTATTCTAATTAAATGTCAGATACTTATAAAGATTATCCTGCAGCTGCCAAGGCAAACGCTAAAAAAGCAATTGCTTGGAAGGAAAAGCATGGTAGAGATGAGGTTAAAGGAGGAACTGAAGTTGGTTGGCAGAGAGCCCATCAACTAGCTAAAGGAGAAGCTCTTTCTAGGGATGTAGTTTCTAGAATGGCTCAGTTCAATCGTCATAGAAAAAACTCAACCATTGCACCTGAACATAAGGACGAACCGTGGAAAGACAATGGCTATATTGCCTGGTTAATTTGGGGTGGAGATGAAGGAGTTGATTGGGCTATGAAAAAGATGGACCAAATTAAAAAAGAAGAAGCAAATGAATCTATGAAATACATTGTGCTATTCGAACAATTTAATAAGATTAAACTTAGTCTAAAATAATCTGATATATAGATAATAACAAAATAAAACCATACACATCATGGCAAAACTTAAAACATTTGAAGAATACGTTGAATCTTTAGATCGCGCAGAAGAGATCGAAAAGGACACCGTAGCTATGGGTGAACCTGAAGAACAGGGTGAAGGTGAAGAAGTAGTTACTGCAGACCAACCTGAGGCCGATGTACCAGAAGGCGACGAAGATAACGGAGCTGGCGAGGAGGTAGAGGACATGGATGCCGATACTGAAGAGGTTTACTCAGAGGACGACAAAGAAACAGAAGAAGGCGATCAAGAAGCACCTGAAGACGAAGGTGAAGAAGGAGCTAAAGAGGTTACTGAGTCTGAAGAAGAAAACGAAGACGAGGTAGAAACTCAGATCGCTGATGACGAAGAAGAGCATGAAGCTGAAGAATCTCCTGAAGAGGAAGAGTCTGAAGAAGGCGAAGAGTCTGAAGAAGGCGAAGAGTCTGAGGAGGCTGAAGCACCAGTAACTGTTGAAGAAATGGTCAAAGAACTTTACGAAAAAGTTAAGTCTGAAGCTAAAGTCTGGGAAAATGATATGCACGATACTCACACTATCGAATCTTACTTAAAAGAAAATGCAGCTCTTATGGCAATGATGGCCGCAAATGCCCTAAAAGAATCAAAAGAAGACATCACACAAGAAGCTTATGAAGCTGCATGTAATGGTCTAAAAGAGTCTTACTCTAAGAAGATCGATGAGATGATGGAAGCATGGGATTCAGAAGGCGAAGAAGTAGAGCAAGCTTAATTCAATTCATAATAAACTTTTAATAGAGGTCTGGGTATAATATACTCAGACCTTTATTTTTATGCCCAGGTTATCAATTGATGAAGTTTATATGGATGTTGCGTACCAATTTGCAAAATTGAGTTACGCAAGTAGACGTAAGGTTGGATGCGTAATTGTTAAAGACAACCAGTTGGTTTCATTTGGATATAATGGAACCCCAAAGGGTTTTGATAATCAATGTGAAGACATTCAAGAAATTAAAATCAGCGCAAGCTATTCAACCTCTCCTGAAATCGTAGATGATTTAGAAGACAGTGGATTTATCTGTGTTGATGATTGTTGCACTAAGACTGAATCTACCACAAAACGAGAAGTTCTACATGCAGAATCAAACGCTTTAACAAAAATTGCTAAGTCAACCATGTCAAGTGAGGGAGCAGATCTTTATACAACTACTTCTCCTTGCTTTGAATGTTCAAAGCTGATTATTCAATCTGGTATTAAGAGAGTATTTTATTCAGAAGAATATCGGGATATTGAGGGATTGCAGCTTTTAAACAAAGCACATGTTGATGTTATAAGATTAAATAGACAAGAAGATGGGATTTAATAAAGTATACGTACCAGAATATGATGTGTTAGTAAAACAGATCTTAACGCTTGATTCTTCAACGTTTGTTAGAAGATACCTTAAGGCCGATGCTCTAATTGGTCCGAGTAGATCTATTAAATTACTAAATGACTATTTAGAAGAGTATTATGAAGGTTCTGAAAATCTTAAAGAAAGCTTTATTAAAAGAATCGAAGAAGGATATGATAATATCTGAATCAATTATTATGGAAGATAATGTAATTAAAAAGGGACAGCTTAATTATCAGTGGATAAAAGGTGATCACATGGGTGAAATCTGGACCGTTGATAAAGATCGTAAAGATGCCAAGTGGACTTATTTTACGAATGGTAAAAGAATCAATCCATCCCTGATCAATGAATTCATGATAAAAATTGAAAACAATCAAGATGTTTTGCAATTTACATCTCCACAATCTGATCCTGTTCAAGATCAAACTAACACTACTGTAACGAGCAGCACAGACGCATCAATCATTCAACCCCCTGTTCAAACTAAACAAGTTTCAGTGATGGGTAAAATGATTCAAAGGATGAGCAAGAAAAATGTTGTTCAAATTCCAGTAAACATGAACATTAACATTCCTACCCCTGCAATCTATGCAATGTTATCGGAAGGAATGGAGGAAGAAGATTTGAATCAAGAAATTATTGACGTGGCTCTTGAACAAATCGATATAAATAATCTACAAGACTACGTCAAACAACATATTGAAACTTTCCTTAACGAGTATTACTCAAATTAATTTAATTTATGGCAAATAGAAAAGAACGCCGCTGGCAACTAAGAATGGCTAAAATGCTACGTATTAAAAACATGTACGGACGTTTTAGCGAAGTAGGTACTTTATGGTATAATAAAACCTACAATGAAGGTAAACAGCTTCATGCACAAAACGTTGAAAGAAATGAAAAGGCAACTTATGAATTTCTTTCTCAAAAGGAGGTTGCGATGAAAGAACAATATGAGTCAATGGGCTATTCAGCTGCTAAAGTTGAATTGCTTCTAGAAGCTTGGAGAATTGGAGCTATTAAAAGCAAAGATCTTGAAGAGCGTAGAAAAGAAAAGAAAGAACAAAGACGCATCCTACGTGAAGCGGCTGAAATGAACTAAGATGCAAAAAATCGTTTTAGAAATTGCAGATAACGGTATTATTAAGACCGTGTCAGATGATAACATTAACGCAGCTGGTGAAAGATTTGAAAGTAAGGTTGTATATGACATCGAATCAGGTGACGTAGTCCTTACTAAAATGAATCTCCTATATGAGCTATCAGAGGACATGGGTCTCGAACTTGGCAATTCTAAACAGGTTGATCAAATTAAAATTATTAGCGACTGGGGTGATAGCTTCGAACCTTCGAAGGAAGAGTTGGAAGGAAGAATCTCCGAGATTGAAATAGAATTAAACTCACTTAAAGAGTCGCTTTCCACCATGAAATGATAATTAAACTAGAATGTATTTGGTGTAACAACAAAGCCGAGTTCAATAAATATATCAGATTGAACGGAGAAGGGGCGACCACCATTAACTATCTAGATATTGTTAATAAGTTAATGAAGGCCGATCCTTATGGTTCTCCACCGAATGATAAGGTAGTCGGCCTTCATCTTTTATCTTTTCTTGAATCTAAGTTATCTTCATTTGAAGAAGGTGCTAAAGAATTTAGATTAATTTACATGCTTAAGAACTTAACAGCAGACACGACAGCTGGGCTGTTTAGTGTTATTGATGATCTATCACCCGAAGATTCTAAATTTTGTACTAAGCTTGTAATCATTAATAGGACTGACTATCCTAGAAAGGGAGTATTGAGCAATTTTGACGTTGTTAAATTCATTGACAAATGATTCAGCATAAATTATTTGCTAAAGGAGAATACTGTCACGCTCTAATTTCCACAGCGGCAAATCCTAATATCTTATTTCCGGTCAGGGGTATCATCTATGACGTTAAGATGGATGAATACAATCCACAGTATCAGTTAAAAATCGTCAAGTTCTATGATGATATTAACTTCTTAAAACGCTACTTTTTTTGGGGTAAGTTTCAAAAGGACTTCAAAGGTAAAGACTCATGGTTTAAGTTTAAGAGATCTGACTTTACGACATGCGATCAATTTGAATCTCACATCTCTAGTGATGAAAACTGGCATCGATATACGGTAGTTGTTGACTCTATGATGTGCGTTAGATCAGAGGCCGACGTCATTGAACTGTTTAATACCGTTCAATCCTTTTTGATCGAGAAATCAATCAAGGACATCTTTGAAATGTCGACAAGAACTTTCTACAGAAAGGGACAGTATCACTTTGATACGAAAGAAGATTTCCAGATGGCTCTAAAACGATTCTTAAAGGATAGGGAACCAAAGAAAAAGAATTGGATTCAAGATATTATTCATCGGGCTACCTTCGAAGAGCTGGATAGCATTGATTGATATATACCCTAAAATAAGACAATAGGGTATGGGTTTTGGCGACGCTTTAGGCTCGATTTTTAATAAAGACGTAAGTAACGTTTCTAATCAGGGTAGTGGCCTTTGGAATAGTGTTTCCAGAGAAGCACAATCACAATATGATAGAGTAGCCGGTCAGAACGTTTCAACTAAAGGAGGTAAAGAAAAGAAGAACTTATTCTCTGGTAAGGGTAAAAACAATCCTCCGGTTGTTAATCCAACCGTTGGTCTAATTAACGAGAACACTATCACTCCTCAAGTTGCCTCGTTTGAACCAATGTATGGTCCAAATTTAATTACTTCCGAAAAGTATGAAGTTGATTCAGCTTCACAAGCTGCGGGAGCTGAAGGTGATGAGAGCAAGAATAAGAAAAAAGAAGCTGGAGTTACTAAGTTTACAATTGAAGGGGAAGAGGGTTATTGGTCTTTGTTTAACGCCTGGTCTCTTTTAAAGTGGAGAGGAACTCCATTTCATTCAGCTTCTCCAGCAGCAGAGTACTATAATAAACCCTCTCTATTTGCGGGTACAGATGCAGAAAATGTATTGTCAAGAAACCCAACTGCTACCAAAATCATTGAATACACAAAGGCCACCGGCGGAAAGGCGTATCGGTATGAATACGCAGACTTTGCCCTTGCTAAGTATTATGGTAAGATTTCTAACGATTACCTTTTAACCCTAAGAAGATTTCCAATGCCAGTTGAAGATGACATTCTTCACATTAGGTCTCTTGATGCAGGCGGTCAACCATTTGATAAAGTTACACCGGATTTGGCAAGAGCCGTGACTTGGATGAGCGAAGCAGCGGGCAACAAGCTTGAAGACATTTTAAAGTTTAAGGTTAGCACTACTTGGACTGAGGTAGAGTCACAGCTTCAAGAAATTAATGGTGGTGGCGGAGCCCGAGGAGGAAAGTTAGGTGGATTTATTAATGGAAGTGGTCTTGCTAGCTCAATTTACGGTGCTGCAAACGGCATGAATGCTGTTCAAACTGCAAACGCCAAAAGTGGATTTGACGCAACTAAAGGAACTTATCCTAATCACGTATTCGGTCCTGTCAACGTAATTAAAAAGGTAGCGGTTAGAGGTCAAGGTCTTGATTTTTCACAAGATATTAAGTTAGTATTTGAGTATGACCTAAGACAACTTAAGGGAGTTAACCCTAGGGTTGCTTTCCTTGATTTAATGGCTAACCTTTTAGTTCTAACATATAATAACGGTAACTTCTGGGGAGGTGCTGTAAGATACACCGGAGGAGGTGGAGGTAAGTTCAACAAACCGTTTGGTGATATTAGTAAAATCAAAAGCGGTGACTTTGGTGGCTTCCTAAGCGGCTTGGTGGGATCGGCGATGAAAGGTATTGGTAACATTGCATCTGACATTTCTCAAAACGGTCTAATGGGATCTAAACTTGGAAATAACCTTATTGGAGGTTCGCTAATGAAAATGTTTAACACTCCTCAAGGAGGTGAAGCTGTAAATGCACTTCTAACCGGTGATGCAACCGGTCAATATCACTTAACGGTTGGTAACCCACTTAATCCGATCGCAGTTATTGGTAATTTGTATTGCGCATCAGCTGACTTTCAGTTCAGTGGCGAACTTTCATACGATGGATTTCCAACTCAATTAAAAGTTGAAGTTGAACTCAAACATGCTAGACCAAGAGATAAGTCAGACATTGAATCTATGTTCAACGGCGGTAGAGGTAGATTATACCTTGCTCCTAAAGGTGGAGTTGATGCTGGTGAAGGCGGTGTTGAGGTTTCAGCATACGGTAATAGGGATATGAAAGATGGTCCTAACGACATCATGAAGAAAATGGCACAAGGGTAATGAAGTTTAATACGTTAGATAGAAAGAAGGTGACGGCTGAAAAGGCCATTATGACTGAACCTACTCTAGTGTTCAAAGAAGACACTAGTGTTTTTCAGAATCATAGAGTATCTGAGGAGGAAGAGGGTCGTCCGGATCTAATCGCTCTTAAATACTACAAAGACGATTCAATGACTGATTTAATTCTAAAGTGGAATGGAATTTCAAATCCTTTCTCAATGAACGTTGGTGATGAAATCGAAATACCTCTTTATACTACAGACTTTGTTAAGTTTATTAAGCCTACAAGAATGACAGGTTCTTCGGCTAAGGATAAGTTTGTTTCACAAAGAAGAATGACACAAAAAGATGTTAAACGTCTAGAATTTCTACAACAAAAGTCTGCACAGTTGGATAACGGTTCAAAAGAAAACTTGCCACCAAACAGACACAAAACCGGTGATAGCAATTACAGCATTGTTGATGGAATCAGAAGTGCTAATCCTACAAACTTCACAGAATAATGGGTCTAAATAGTCACTTACTTACGATTACTGAACCTACCATTAAGCTTGAAGACATCAAAATGCCAGATCAAGCTGAATCCAAGGGTGGAGATCACCATTCTGCTTTTCAGGGCGGAATGCAACCATATATTAAGTTGAATGATTACGTATTTCAACCTAATGAGATTGATAGATTTTCGATGAAGTTATTGGGTAAATACCCCGAAATAACGGCAACCCTTCAAGACTCTAGGGACATATTCACGGTTTCACAGTTTCCTAGGGATGGAGATGTGTTATCTTTAAAGATCAGAATGGACTTTAACGATACGTATAAAGACATTAGAATGGATTTTCATATTCTAGAATTCTCAGGTCTTCCAGTTACTACTGCTGAAAAACAAGATGGAGGAGCAATGTTCAAACTAAGAGCAATTGCAAAGATTCCAGAATTTTATAATGACAGTTGCAAAAGTTACGGTTTAGGAAACTCGTATGACCATGTCATTTCAATCGCTAAAGATATGAAGTTAGGGGTTGCGACTAATGTAGACGCAACAGACGATCAAATGGTAAGAATTGCGGCATTTCAATCTAAGTATGAATTATTAGATAAGACTGTTTTGCACTCTTACATTTCAGATGAAACTTTTCAAACCTATTCCATTGATCCATATTATTACGTAAACTTTGTTGACGTTCAAAAGGTTTTCAATTCTGAAGAAGAAGTTGAAATGGATGAACTTATTTCAGCAACCCTGTTTGATGAAAGAAAAGAAGATCCAAAGGAAGGTTCAGCTGAAAACAAGGCTGAATTAATTTTAACGAATCACCACAATGTAGAAGGTACGGCAACCCACATTGTCTCATATAACCTAATTAACATGTCAACTCAGGTAGCTCTTGAAAATGGATACAAGAGAACCTTGCAGTATTTTGATATGAATGAAGAGGGCGGAAAGCTTCTTGAGTTTGATGTTGAATCCTTAGTTAGTTCCACGATTAAAGACAACGAAGTACCTTTAAAGGGTAATCAAACTTCAAAGGAAGATGAATATGGTACTATTGTCAAGCATAAGTACATTGGAATGCAACACTCTGCGGATAACGTTCATTTAAACTATGCCTATTCATCTATTAATAATGTTCAAAATATGGTTGAATTAGATAAGATGAAGTTAATAGTCGAGTTGTCAACCAATAACCCTGCGTTGTATCGATACATGAAGATTCCAGTTACCATTTATAATTACTCTAACACTAGTAACGCGGTAGCTAATACTGAAAATGAAAAGGCAGAAGAGGCTGGTTTCGAAGTGAAGCAAGAACAGATGGAATCCGGTAAGAATCAAACCAAGACTGAGGACGATAATCAAGCGGAAGCTTTTAAAGTCGATGAATTTCTAACTGGATATTACGTTATCATGGGAATCGAATATAAGTATAATGGTGAAGATGGAATCAATCAGGTTCTTCATTTATCTAGAAAAGAATGGCCAGTTAGACAACAGGTTGTTGAGAAAATGACAGCCCCTGCAGGAAACTAATATATAGGATATGGCAACTGGTACAAATCAAATACAATTTAGAAAAGGATTACTAGGTAAGAGTTCAAAGAACCCTTATCAAGATCCTACGTATTTGAGCTTTACAATTTTATTTGATACTACGTCTCCTCTTTTTAATAAAGATATTGCCGTTAAAACTCTAAGAGAGCATTATAAAGAAACTGAAAGAGCCGATAAGCTTGAAAGATTTGTTGATACCATGCTCTTGATTAATCGTGAAATGCCATGGTATTGGGTTTCATTAGATGGAATGACAAGGGTTTTAGACTATAACATGACTGAGCCTTATTGGGGAGGTGATGAGGCCAAACTAACTATCACTTGCAATGAATCAATCAATCTTGCAATTTCTGGTTTGATGGATTTATATAGGGATTCGGTTTATGATTTTGCAGCATGGACCCAGGTTCTACCAAAGAATATTAGAGGATTTAGAATGTGGATTATGGTTTCTGAGATTAGAGACATTAACACAGAATTCAAAAAGGGTTTGCTTGGATCTGAAACAAAGAACGCTGAAATATCAGGTGACTTTAAGCCGTTGTTTCAGTATGAATTTAATTTCTGCGAGTTCAATATTAAGTCTGCTAAAGAAACATTTGAAACATTAAGCAACGCAGCGCCTGAAAGCCCTTCACCTAAGATTGAAATTAGTTACGAAACTATTAAGAAAACTGCAACTTCATATTTACAGGGGTTGATGACAGAAAGTACAGGTGATTTAGGCGTAAGCAGTGATAGTGACGCTAGAACTAAAATCCAGGGTGTCGGTGATAGATTGTCGCAGGACGTTGGTCAAATAACTAACAGTGCAATTGACAGTTTAACAGGTGCTATTAGAGAGAATAATCCACTAAACGCTATTAGCAAGCCTGTCAACGTATATGGTAGTGATCTTGAACAGGCATATCAACAGGCCATTAATCAAGTTGACAGCTATGCAGGCGGTTTAGGAGGAGCTGTAGATAACATATTTGGACAGAGTGAGGCCATTGCAAAAGATGCCGCAACTTCCTTTAAACAGTCAATTGTGACAAACATATTCGGAGCTGAAGGTGCCACCGTCGGAGCGGCATTAAGACAGGGTTCGATTGCTTCCATATTTCCAATGATAAATAATCTAAACGAAGCAGCTAACACGAAGTCTAACCTTGGAAACAACTACGAATAATGGACTCTATTAAAGAGCTTTTTCAAGATAATTTAAGAGATTCGCACTGGTTAGGAGAAATCGTTAATAACGAAGATCCATCAAATCAGGGCCGTTGTAGGATACGCATTTTTGGTAAGTTTGATCTAATTCCTGATGAAGATCTTCCATGGGCCCTTTGCGGTTCTAATGATTCACATGGTCAATTTGCGGTTCCAGCCGTAGGTGACATTGTTTCTGTTAGATTTGATAACGGAAACTTATACACTCCAGTTTATTTCTTTCAGGCTAAGGCACGTCAAGAAGTTTCAGACATGGTATCTGCGAATGGTGCAATGGGAGTGGTCTCACTTTTCTATGACCCATCGAGAATGCAACTGTATTGGAACTCATCAGAGGGTGTTAAGTTGATTGGTTCAGCCGGTGAAGGCCTATTTCAGGCCGCTGATCTATTGCATCTCGTTGGAATGGGTGGAGGTTCAGAAGAACCTGCCGTGTTAGGTGATAAAAATGAAGATGCCCTTAACGAAATTAAGAACACGTTGCAAAAGCTAGCAATTGATCTAACCAATCTATCAACAAACATGACAGCTCTCGCATCGGCAGGTGTTGCGGCAGCCTCACTTCCTATTTTGAGTGCTGCTCCGCTTGCAGTGCCGTTGGGGACCGCTGCTACAGCAGCTGCAACTGCGGCTACGAATTTGACTTCTTCAATTCCCGTTATTGCTGCTAAGATTCCACCTACCAAATCAACAAAGGTAAAAGTTAACTAAGATGGCTGACGGTAAAGATACAAACAACACGGGAGTCGGAAATGCAACCGATGGCGGCGGTGGCAATAACATGAACACCGATAACGCTGCAAATACTGGCGGTGGAGGCGGTGGAGGCGGCCAAAAAGGAGGCGGATCACAACCTAATCCTAAAAAGACCACTGACAGAGATAAATTGTATAGGGAACAACTAAAGGCCAACCCTATCTACGGCGACGCTCCTCTCGATTGGTACAAGGCTATTTCATCTGCCTTCGGCATGGATACGATTAAAAAGACGAAAACCAAAGACAATAATCCCGACATTCAAGCCGCGAATGAAAAGGCAAAAGCCGACGGTATTAATAACGTAGCAAATTTATCCCATGCTCTCACACTAACTCTTATGCAAGCGCTTGGAAAAGCAGTTGATAGGGCTGTTGCAGGTGCTATTGTCAAGGGAGACGACCGCTATAAAAAGAAGTGAGTTATATAATTAGTATTTTACACCTTTAAATTAAACATAAATGACAAATCAAAACAACGGTACCAATAATGGTACTCAAAAGCGAAGAAGACTTCAAGAAAACTCTAACAAAAAACAAATTAAAGTAGAGGTAACTGAAGTTGAAAGAGAAGAGGTAGAAGTCAACCTTGATGAATTTGATTCATCTACAGACGAATTCTTAACTCCAACTGGAGAATTTGATTGGGACAGATACGAGTCTTATTACAACCGAAAACTCAAACCCAACACTAAGATTAAGACAGGTTCCCACAAAGACGTGGTGTACTGTCACGAGCCTTATGCTCAAGAAATGTATAATTTATTGTCTACCGTTCAATTTGACGACGGCATCTCTGAATTAACCGTAGGTGCTGTTGAAGTTGGAAGAATCCACTCGATGAGTGAAAAATGGGCAACAGTCGATATTAATTATCGTGAAATGTTGTACATTGATTTGTCAAGAGAAGATAGAGACGTTATTGCAGACGTTAGACCTGGAGACGAAGTTGCTGTAAAAGTTTTAAGTGATAAAACTGACGTTAGAGAATACGCAGTTGCTTCTATCACTGAAGGAACTAAACAAAAGGTGTTTGCAGAACTTAGACAAGCAGCTGACGATGGAGATACAGCATACCTAGGTACTATTAAAGAGATGATCCCGGGTGGAGGTTACCTTGTACTCGTTCAAGGTATCCAATGTTTTATGCCTGGTTCACTTGCGGGTATTAATAAACTGCATGACTTTAGTTCAATTGTCGGTGCTCAGATGTACGTGGTACCTGATTCATTCTCGTCTAAGAGAGGTACAATCGTGGTTTCTCACCGAAAATACTTACAGGCAATGATTCCTAGAGAAATTGAAAACCTACAAGCTAATATCGATTCTGAAATTAAAGGTAACGTAACAGGTACTGCAAAATACGGTGTATTCGTTGAATTTAATACATGTTTGACGGGTATGATTCACGTTAATGACCTATCACCTGAGTTATTCAATTCTCACAAAAATGGTACTGTAAACCCTGGTGATGAAGTTACCTTCAAAATCAAAGAAATTGTCAGTAACGAAAAGATCATCTTGACTCAAAAGGAAAAGTCTGAGATGAAGGTTGATAACTCATGGGAAGAATTCACTAAAGGTTTAAAGTTACCGACGCTGGTTGAAAACGCTACCATCAGATCAATTAAAGATTACGGTTTATTCATCGCCGTTCACGGTTCAGTGGTAGGTATGGCACACATCTCTGAGTTCCCAGAAGGTACAGTATTGAGAGACACTTTCCAAAAGGGTCAGGAAATTGTAGTAGAGGTTACTAAGGTTGATGAAGATACCAAGAAAGTATTCTTGAGAGTTATCGGTGCATAATTCTTAGTTACTACTTAATTACTACTTAGTTACAAGCTCAGTTATTTCGGTAACTGAGCTTGTGTCTAAACCGCTACCCGGTGCGGTAGATATATAAACTTAAATAGTAAGATAGTGTCTACTGCATGTTAAACGAAGCAAACAAGGATATACTCCTTCATTCATTTTGCGGCATTGAATTTGAGTTTTACTCGAATCACAGTGTTGAAAAAACAGCTGAGATGGTCGGTGAATATCTGGGTCGTAAGATTCAGGTAGAAGAAAAGGCTCACTCAGATTTTCAACCGTCCGATAAGGTGTTTAAGTTGGAGCCTGATATGTCAGGTGGTGCCGGTCTCATTGAGATGGTGACTGGTGCATTGCCGTATCCTGATGCCAGGCTGATCATCATTAAGATGTTACATTGGATCTCGGAAAACGGTCACACTACTGATAGAGCGGGCATTCACCTTAATGTATCGTTTGACAAAAAGATTGTGGGTTCAAACTTTATCACTCACATGAACACTTTAAAGTTCATCTTGGACTTTAAAGAAGAACAGGTGTATAAACACTTTCCTGAACGTAGAGATCTTGTTTACGCCAAGTCAATCAAGTACGTTCTGCCTAAGAATGAGCTGTTTAACTTTGATGAAAATCACATCTCTAAAATGCAGTTTAAATATCCAGACACCAAGTATTATGGTGTTAACTTCTTAAAACAGGAGAAAGGGTACCTAGAATTTAGATACCTGGGCGGTAAAGATTATGAAAAGAAGACTTCAACAATTCTTCATTTACTTGACAGTTTTCTAATTCAACTCTGGAACACATGTAAGAATCCTGATTTAACAGAGCTTAATCGCCTTGAGTTAAGAAGAATCATGTCAAACATGAAAAAGATTTACGACCTTTACAAGGATCATCGTAACTTTAAGAATTTTCAAAAGATTGATTTTACTCTTGATCTTCAGAACCACGGTGAAACGATTGACATGTTCTGGTCTAACATTAAAACCCAAGTTGTAAAACTTATTTCAGAGGGCGGAATGACAGAGGGTCATATTAACTACGACACTGATCGTTCAAGGGTTCAGGTTAAAGATGGTGTTTTCTTAGGAGCCCATGGTTTGGAGGGTTATGAATTCGTAGATTGCAAGTTTAGAGGCGAAGCAATCTTAAGCGATTTTTACAGATGCCAAATTAATGGATCTGATATTCAGCGAAGTAATCTTTACCAGTCGACTCAGGTTGATGGGTCAAAGGTTCAATCATGCTACACTCATAACAGTTGCACTCTAAATAACTGCTATGTATTTGGAACCGACAGCGTTTTTAAAGGTACTATGACGGGTGGTATTTTTAGAGAGGGTAAATATAGTGAGAAGTTCGCCAAGTTTGATAAGACCGAGGTGATCAACTCTAAAAAAATAAACTAAAGAAATGGGTGATATTTTTATTGGTGATTTAGACAATCTAACCACCCCACCAGATTACGATTCTAATTGCCTAAACGATTTCATTGACGAAATCGGAAGTCATGTTACAGGTGCATGTATGATTCCTATGAACCTACCTAAGTCGGAGGTGTATAACATCATTAAGCGTGCAAAGAAGTGGTTTTACAAAACGTATGAGTACTCAGTGACTGAGAACTTCTTGTACATTCCAGTTGAGGTGTTTGACACTGATCACTTCAGAAGACGTAGATCATTAACACTACCTAAAGAGAATCCTGCAACAGGAGGAAACGAAGTGTATGCTGTTTATGCCGTTGCTGAAATTGGTTCAAGATACGGTGCAGGTTCTGCTATCACTTTCACAACAGGTGACTTTGACGTTCAAAGAGCACTGTTTGGTTCTCTTTATTCAGGTGGTGCATCAATTGTTGCAGGTGCAGAAAACTTACAGTACTTTGTAATTAACGAATCTTTCTTTGACATGGCTCGTCAAATTCTTGAAAACCCATTGTCTTTCCACTATTCGCAGCAGACGCATGAATTGAAATTTACAGGTCAAACACCAACTAAACCCGTCGTTCTAGAGATTTACGAAACTCTTCCAGACTGTGCATTATTTGCAGATGAAATCTTCTTCAGATACGTGGCCGCAAAGGTTATGATTTCACTAGGTCAGAAATTAGCTATTTTTGGTTACAATCTTCCAGGTGGCATTACGATTAACGCTGACATTATTCAGTCAATGGGGCAGGATGAATTAGATAAAGTGATTGAAGAAATCAAAAATGATGAGGGCACCGACTGGATGATGCACTCGTAATGTGATATATAAAGATAGCCATGGAATTTTACGTAAGAGCAGAAGGAGATCCAAACTACGATCCATATAAGGTTCATTCTGAGAGTGAGATCTCAAAGGTCATCACGCAGATTGAAACTATTCTGTTCACTAGAAAAGGTGATGTTCTTGGCGAACCAGATTTTGGAGCAAATCTTGAAGATTTGATATACACTCTTAATTACAATGAGAGTATGGTTACTTCAACCATTGAGGATCAAATTCAAAGATATGTACCACTGGCTGGAAAATATAGAGTATCGACTAATGTTTCTTTTTATAAGGGAACCGTTAGAGATATTGCAGAAATAAACATTACACTTAACTCGAAGTATCAAGTTCAAGTGTATGTAAACTAATAAACGTCTGACATGGCCCAATTCAATTTTCTTGACACTGCTAGAGTTGCAGTTACACAGATTCAACAGGACGTTAGAACCTATTTGAGCAGGGTTTACGGTAATGCTGAAAGCATTTTCACAACTGCATCTCCGTTTTCTCAGATGGTTAAAGTAGCGTCAGAGCTTACTAACATGATCTTCTATTACATTGAAGACG